CCTGCCCGACAACTGGTACGTCTCCCAGAAAGGTGAGCATGGTGGCGATAACGCCATCAACAATCAGATCGATAACCTGTTGGAAGTTATCAACCGGGAAAATATACTCAGAGAAAAAGTGCCATGCCGCATCAAAAAGATTGATTGGCAAAGGAATTCCATCGACAGATACAAATCCGAACAGTGCGCCAATCATCTGAATGACATATTTCAAGTCACCAAAATCAATGCCACTGTTTCCGAATGAACCTCCACCCAGCAAGACGATAATATCATTAATTATCGACTGAATCTGTTGAATAAAGTTTTCGTTGGCTTGATCAATGCCTCGTTGCATCTTACGCATATATGCAGCCATATATGTACTATCAGATGCAAGCTTGCCTAAGAACCGTGCTTGGTCATCATAGATTTTGGAGTAAGACTCCATTGTAATTGTGCCAAGCGCACGACTTTCCGGTGACTCATAATGTAATGAGCCATACTGTCCAGCAGGACTACCCATTAGCTCACCGTCTGCAATTCATCGCCCATTGTATAGACACGACAAAATGTCCAAAAAGCTGTTCCATGTGTAACTGTGGAATTGACTGTCAACTGTAGCGCGACTTCATTAATCCCACTTGGTACAAGCCAATCCATTGTTCGTAACATTGTCCAACCAGCCGCCCCAACAGGATCAATTACATGACCGAAATCATATGGACCCGCAACCGAACCACCGTTCAAATAAGTATATCCTTCTAGAATAAATCCTGGTGTACCACTTGGAGTTCCAGAAAGAACGTTCTCGTATTGCACTACAGCGCAAATAGTCAAATGCTCACCAGGAGTGACATAGCATCGATTTGAAAGAAATCCTTCGCCATGATCATCACAGTCAATTCGAACTGATCCAGCATCAGGCGCATATGGCGTATCATAAGTAACATCTGCAACCCGAATCCATTGGCCACGAGTAGGTACCCACCCTTGTAAACTATGACCAAAGTAACCGTTAGTAATACGATTAGGATCGGTCACAGGTTGTGATGCATAATCAGGATTGTAACTAATTGGATCATAATCAAATGCACCTTCGATTTTTAAATCCAATTTAACCAATCCTGCCGGGACTCCTGCTGACCCGCCAGAGCCTTGTTTCCCGCCACCTTGCGACGAATCTTGTTCTGTGTAAGTGATTCCAATGATGCGATGCCAACCTTCAATTGTCCCAACCCAAGGATAATTTGTAGCTGAAACCCAAATGCTATCTCCAAGACCAAAACTCCCCAATGGCGCGGAAGGATGGTTAGGGTCGATCAAAATCTCTTTGAAACTGTTAGGAATATTGCGACGAGTCAACTTGCGATGTGCCCATGCTGCTGCACGCTCTGTCGAATCGATCTGAGCGTTCTCTTCCATAACGGTACGCCGATAGCGAGTAGGATCGGCATTAGTAACTTCGGCTGAGTAAACCTGTCCCGGTAGCCAACCACGAATGATCACATCTGAAACAGGTTGAATCTCACGTTCGTCGGCTTGCTTCGCCTGAATTACATTCTCGCCCAATCGAAATGAAAGATAGTTCTGCTGATATCCACCGCGAGGATACCCAAGATGAAGTTTCTTGGTGAAGACAGTTCGATCACTGTTCCATTCACCCTCTTCAATCATGTCGAAAGGAATATCACGGGCAAGTCCAGCCATAACATCTTGGCAATCGTTAAAGTCTACTGATCGATAAAAGACCGCAAAGAAATCGAAATTAAGAACGCTGCCGTCAAAGCTATAGCCAGGAAGCATCTGCGTCCCACTGCTGGCGGGATAAACATCGACCTCAAGGTTGGCATTGCTGAACGATGATAAATGCGCCCAAATTCTCTGCACAATCTCAAATGGATCGACCGCAATTGGATTGAAATTGATAAGAAGAGGAATGCCTTTAGCATATCCAATGATTCCGGTTGTCGTGATTTTATTGTCTCCCGTGGTGGGATCAACTGTCTGGTCAGTGACAATCCCAACTGCAAAAACTTTTCTTGCGCCGTCTATCTCGATTTCGGCAATAACTACCTGACCCCAAGTCTGCCAATTGATTCCATAACTCGACGCAAAAAACTCGCCTTGCGGGATAACAAATTCCATTGAACTTGGAGCAGATAGATTGATAGCAATTTGTGGGTCTTTGACAACCAAGTCACGAGAAAGAATTACATCAGTGTTGGCTTGCAAAACTGTGAAGCGCATACGGTCTGTTATCATATCAACCTACTATCTGATATGCGTCACGGAAAAGTAAAACTGCATCAGTAGCAGATGTCATTGAGGCAGCCGTAAATAAAACCTCTAAATCTGCATCATGGCCAAAACGTAACCGATCAAGATATGGCGTATCGCCAGATAGTGAGGTTGTAAGATTCAACCCGGTAGAAGAGACACACCGTCGTGGCCCCCAAGGATAAGAATTAAGTTCAACAATTTCACCGGCAGCTAAAGTATGGTCAACTGTAATTGTTAACGGAGTCGATTGTATCACGCCATTAAGATATAAACCTGTGAAAGTAAATGAAGGATTAGTGCATGGGCCTACTACTAAAATTCGGAACCACGACGGTCCATCGCCCTGAGTACCATTAATAACGACATCAGGAATTGCCTGGGTCATAGCAATTCCGGTTTCTTTAACAGAATAGCCAAATGCATCAGAACGTCGAAACTCTGCTACGCACTGAATCGCCTCAGTGTAGTCTGTCTTTTTAGCATAGGTGAATTGTCCTGGCCGACCATAGATTGCACGGGTGATGCCATCCGTACCACAGCAATACAACGGCTCTAATTGACCCCATTGATTTCTGATATTATCAGAACGCCATACCTTTTGAAAATCAGCAACCGTTGGCATCTCATCCCAAAAGTTAGGAATGTAATCTTCATAGGGATGCAATAGTCGATTGATAAGTACATTAAAAGTTATCTCAATTGTGGTCGGTTTATGAGAATCCCAGCCAAATCGAGTTTCATCAGAGCGAGTGACCTGATAATCCTGAGCGTTGATGTCATACGGTTTGATATCAAATGTCTCAACCCGAACTGTCGTTCCTTTACCGAATACCATATTCCCAATTTGGTACTGTCCTGAAATCAGGTTATAGATAACACCTGGAATGCCCCCGGTCATTGTGCCGTCACCGTATTCATCTGAGAAGTCTTAACCTGGTACATCATCTGTCGTGTACTGACTCGCGGGTCTTGCCCCGGTCCTGCATAGTAGTTTAGCTGACCAATGGTTTGATTGTTAGCTTGTGGATTGAGAACTTGGCCTGGCACCGGCAAAGCATTTCTTTTCAGAGGATTGTCTGTTGAATAAGAAATCAATTGACCTGTATTCTGATCTAAAAGGAACTTCACATTGCCCATAAGTCCTGCTGGCCCACCGGCCAAGAATCCCAAGAATTGCCCAAAATACGATCCGAAAATATGCCAGGATTCAATCCCAATACTGATTGCAGCATTGATTCCCTGGATCACCCCGGCTATCACCTGAGCAATAGCCTGTACGGCTTGCAGTGCGGCTCCTGCTGAACCGGCTCCCGGCATACCGCTTGCCCCACCGGCAGCAGACATAATCCCACCGATCTGACCGGCGATGTCTCCGACCGTGTTAGCGATCTTTGCTGCAAACTCAAGGTATTTTTGGAAGTTTTGAATAATCCCAATAACATCCTCAGTGCTGGCGGGACCACGAACAAGAGTGTCAGCAATGTTCTTTGTTGCGCCAATCACTTCCACGAATGATTGGAAATCTCCAATAACATCGCTTGCGATACCACCGACCCCACTAGCGATGGAGGCAAAGGTATCCAGACCAGACGGCGCTTCTTTCAACCCCCACTGCTCTTGAATAGCAGAATGAACTTGGCTTAGTTGATCAGCCATCATTTTGCCTTGCGGCGTTTGCAGTTCGTTCTGCCGGGTTATTTCAGCGTCGATAGCTTGAAGAGCCGTTACAGCATCCGCTTGACTGCTGATAGATCGCGGAACACCGATATCTTGCAAAGCCTGTTGAACTTGTGTCTGGGTATCTAAATTCCCAAGTTGCCCTGTATCTGGCGTAGTAACATGAAGTGGATCGTTTGCCGAACCGTCTGGCGCTGCTGGCCCTGCTGCTGCTGGTGGTGCAGCGGGTGGTGCGCCTCCAAGTGGAGTAAAAGCCCCTTCACCATGCGGACCAGTTCCACCCCATGTTCCTATTTTATTACCACCTGTAATTGCATCCCAGACGTCACCGTTACTATCAATCCAACCAACAACATTCAGTTCTTTTGGTAATCCCGTACGCGGTCCAGTTGCCGGTGGTTTGGGCGGTGCAGGTGGCGCTCCTGCTGGTGGTGGTGGCGCTCCTGCTGGTGGTGGTGCAACAGGCTGTCCATGTTTCGCCTCTGCTGGCCCATAAACTTCTATGCCTTGTGTATTATACCAATGCATCTTCCCGTCAGGCCCAGTTAGTAATTCCATTCCATTT